GTCTGCGGCTGCGGCTCTAGGTCGCCAAACAGACGCATTGATTGTTGCCGCAATGGACGCTGGTGCAAATGCTACTCAAATCGCTGATACATCTGGCGCATTGGGTAAAGCAGACTTGCTAACATTGTTTGAAACATTTGGTTATGCGGATATTCCAGAAGACGGACAGCGCTATATTGCAATGTCACCTGCTGGTTTTGCTGACTTGTTTAACATCAACGAGTTCGCATCATCAGACTTTGTTGGACCGCAAAACCTACCGTTTGCTGGCGGCATGACAATGAAAGAGTTCTTGGGCTTCAAGATTTTCTCAACGTCTGCTGTAGCTGGTGGTAAGAACTTTGCGTACCACACAACTGCGGTTGGTATCGGCATTAACTCTGACGTACAGACAGAAGTTAACTATGTACCACAGAAAGTTGCACACCTAGCAACATCAATGATGTCAATGGGTTCAGTCGCTATCGACGCGAACGGCATCTATGAAGTTCTAGACAACAACTAATATGGTGGGGGCTTCGGCCCCCATTCATCTAAGAGGTTGATATGGCAAGTACGGCAGCAAACAGTGGCATTGATATTTGTAGTAGGGCTTTGATCCTAATTGGCGCAGAGCCAATTACTTCGTTTGAAGACGATACTACAGAGGGTCTAGTTTCGAGTAACATGTATGAAGACATTGCTCGTTCCAACTTAACATCTACACGCTGGCGTTTCTCAACAAACCAAGCCGTTCTTAACAGATTGAGCGATGCGCCAACTGGTCGGTTTGATGCAGCCTATCAGCTACCATCTGGATATTTGTTTGTTCACGCAGTGACAGTGAACGACTTTCAGATTGAATATGATATTTACGGCGACAAGATTTATTGTGACGCTGGCCCTCAAGACGAACTTATTATTGACTACACCTACAGAGCAGAAGAACAAGACTGGCCTTCTTACTTCTCAGTTTGTGTAGAGTATGCAATGGCAACTGTGTTTGCGACAGCCATTGCTCGTGACCAAGGTTTAGCAAACTTAATGAATCAACAGTACAATGTTGCCTTAGCAAAGGCTCGGTCTATTGATTCCCAACAGCAAAGCACACGGAAGCTTGTTACTTCTCGGTTTATTACTAATAGGAGAAGCTAATGCAGAAGGCCAGAATCCCACTGACAAACTTTCAGTATGGTGAGATTAGTCCGTCCCTGTCATCAAGGACGGATTCTGCCATTTATAATTCTTCTGCGCAAAGCGTTAAGAACTTCTTTCTTATGTCAGAAGGTGGAGTTCAGAAACGTGGTGGGTTTAAGATTCTGCATGACTTTACTGGAGTAACAGAGGACACAAGCGTTACTCAGCAAGTGCGAATTATTCCATTTAACTTCTCAGATGATGAGCAGTATGTAACTGCATTGAGTGAAGGTAAGGCAGAGTTTTTCTTTATTGACCCTGTAACTGGTGCAGTCAGTAGCGTTGCGAGTGTCACTACAGATATTAATGGAGCAACTGTTCCTTGGACAGAAGAGTACCTGCATGAGATTACCTATGCTCAAGGTGGTGACATTCTGTTCCTCTGCCATCCTACATTCCAGTGCCAACAGATTGTTCGCACAGGTCTAAGTAGCTTTGAGGTTCAGCCGTTTGAGTTTCAAGTTCGAGCGGGTGGAGCAAAGACATATCAGCCATACTTCCAGTTCCAAGCTAGTGGCGTCACCCTTGATCCATCTGGCACAACAGGCAGCATTACACTGACAACAAGCGCAGCTTACTTTGACACAACGGGTAAGCATAACGGCGTTAAGCTTTACTATCATGGTTCTGAGATAACGATTAATTCTGTAACCAATAGCACAACTGCAAGCGCAACTGTTACTGATGAACTATTTGCATCGCTTGATCCAGATGCCATTCGTACTGTTGATGGCTCTGCTGATGTTAAGATTACTCAGATTAATCATGGTATGGCGGTTGGTGATAGTATTACTATTCGTAATGCAACAACTGTTGGTGGTATTAACGCCAGTCAGATTAATGGTACCCGATCAATTATTTCAATCATTGATGAAAATACTTTTGAAGTAACTGTTGGGGCGGCTGCAAACACAACCGAAGATGGTGGTGGTAACATTGAGATTGTTACTCACGCTGCAACCGAGCAATGGTATGAGCAATCATACTCTGATCTAAGAGGATACCCTGCCGCTGTTGGATTCCACGAGAATAGGCTGTGGTTTGGCGGCACTACTTCTCAGCCTGACACTGTGTGGGCAAGTAAGTCTGGTTTGTACTACAACTTTGATATTGGTACTGCTTTAGACAATGACAGCATTGAATTGGTTATGAGTATTGGCGAGGTGGCAACAATCCGTCACTTTGTATCAAATCGTGACATTCATATCTTTACCGCTGGCTCTGAGTTTTACATTCCAACATTCCAAAACCAAGCTATTACGCCTACGAATGCTGTGGTTAAGCGACAGACTTCTTTTGGTAGTAGCTTTGCTAGACCTCAGCCTTTCTATGGTGCCACTCTGTTTACTCAGTTTGGTGGCAGTACAGTTCGTCAGTTTATCTACAGTGATGCAGAAGATGCTTACAAAGCTGATCCTATTTCATTGCTGTCCTCACACCTGATTAACAACCCAATACAGTCTGCGGTTACTATCAGTGAAGTGGGTGCATCCGATGCTGCGGTATTCTTTTTAAATGAAGATGGCACTCTTGTTACTTACAACCTAAACCGTGTTGAGAACATTGCAGGTTGGACTAAGTTTGAAACGGCTGGCGAGTTTCACTCGATTGCTTCTGTAGCAGATCATCTCTTTGCAGTTTTGAAAGTAGACATGGGCAGTGGCACTAATAGCTATGTGCTTTGCCAGTTGGACGAAGACAGGAATGTAGACTGTTCAGACACATACACTGGCAGTGCTGGCGTGTTTGATGTGTCTAACTTTTTTGAAGATGGTGCTGTATTGGATGTCATTAATGGCTCTGATTATCTTGGCACCTTTACCGTTGCGAGTGGCAACTTAGATGTTTCTGCGGTTGACGCTACGTTAACTTCTTGTGAGGCTGGATTTGCATTTGACGTTGAGTTGAAGACCAACCCCATTGATTTAAACACAGCAATCGGGCCTGAAACTGGCAGAGAAAGAACGCTTGGCAGCGTAATCGTTAACTTAACTGACACACTCTCAGCCTCAGTGAATGGCACAAAGCTAATCATTCGCAGAACTAACAGCGACTTTAGTCAACAAAGAACGCCATTTACTGGCAACAAAGAGTTTAGATTGCTTGGCTATAGCCGCGATCCACAAGTCATCCTTACACAAACCGCACCGTTAAGCTTGCAAGTAAACGGTATAGTAGCGGAGGTATCGTTCTAATGCCCATCGGCCCACTTGAAATAGCAACATTTGGATTAAGTCTATTTGGCGCAAAGAAAAGCTACGATTACCAAAAAGCTGCGGCTGAGAAAGCTGAGAAAGTTGGCAAGCTAGAGGGTCGTCAGTTTGTTAACGAACTATTCTTAGCTAAAGCGCAAGCCATTGGTGCAGCAAATCGCAGACGGGAAGAGCTTACTCAATCTGAGTCTGCTAACTTAGCAATGTTTGGCAAGATGGAGCGTGATGATAGGTCAGTTGATGCTTTCTTAAAAAGAAACCAAGACATTGCTGCTGCTGATATAGCAGAGATAGATCGTAAATCAGAAATACTCTCAGCAAAATATGCTACTCAAGCTGCTGTTGCTTACACCTATGGTCAAAATACAGCGGCAGGTATGAGAACCCAAGCCACAGCAAACCTGTTTACAAACTTAGCTGATATTGCTCAGAACCTTGGGCCATCTTTAGTAAAGCCTAAAAGAGGCGGTGGCGGAGGAGGTAAATAATGCCAGTAATTAGAGAAAAGCGGCAGGTAGAAAGCGCAGGGCCAGTAGGCGTTGTGCGAATGAACCTTGGAGAAACTGAGAAATACTCCAGAATTGCTGATGCCACTCAAAAGCTAACAAGCTTGGCAATTAAAGAGATGGGGCGAGAGTCAGCACGCCAAGGCGAAGAGATGGCTCAAGCTGTAGTCTCTTCAAAGATTACATCTATTAATCCAAAAACTGGAAAGCCAGAAGCTTTAGACTGGGTTGGTGAATCTCGGTTTATGGGACGTGTTGGCGCAGAGGCTTATACTCGTGTAATCAATGACAGATTCCAGCAAGAGATAGAAAATGAAATAAAAGAAAAGGCTGGCGAGCTTGCTCTCAAGTTTGAGAATGATCCGTATTCTCCTGAGAAGTACGAACAGCAGATGAATAACTATCTCAAAGAGATGGCATCAGCATCAGAGGAGAATGGACAGCCAACTCTTTATACTAACTTCATTATGTCTCAGGGTGCGCAGTATGTGACAGCAACAAAGCTGAACATGATGCAAGAGCGCAATCGTAGAGAGCGTGAAAAGCTAGGCGTTTCTATTGGTCTAAAAAATACAGAGAACGTAGAAGCTGCTTACTTAATGGGGCAATCTGGTCAGGTTGATAAGTTTGCACCATTTCTTGAGAGTTCAGTAAACCGAAACAAAGACGGTGAGAATGCTAACATTACTAAGCGTGGCACACACTCGGTGCATGAGAATGCCATGCAGACCGCGTTTGTTCAGGGAAGACTTGATGTAATCTTTGAAGGTAAGTCTAGAACAACCAGACTAAAGATTATAGATGCTATTCGTCGCAAGAAGACTGATGGCCTATCGTCAGAAGTAAAAGCTGCCATTGATGAGATATTGCCTTATGTAACGGCTCAAAACAAAGGCACACTAACAAGCTATGGCTCTAACATTAATGGCACTCTAACCTCTATTGAGCTAATAGCAGAAGCCAATGAAAAAGAACGTTTGGCAAATAATAAGAAGTTTTTGCTTAACACATTTCTAAGTGATGCTGATGGATTAGAAGCCACTTCTTACAATTCAATATTAGATGCTTATAACAACGCAAATGAGTTAGACCCAACTCAACGTGATATTGCGTTGCAAACTGCAATAAACGCAGCAATAGATGATGCATCTCAGCTTTTGAAAGAAACTGCTGCTGCTGGAACCGATCTTACAGCGGACGCTAGACGAGCAATTAATGAAGATATTCGTCGCTCAGTTTTAACGCCACTTATGATTGCCGCTGCTAGTGATGGCAATGTAAATGATCTTGCTCTGTATATTACATCTAAGAACCCAAGGGCAGCTGAAAGTCTAACAGAGTTTCAATTGTCCGTTGCCAATGGATTGCGGAATGGAAAGATACCATTTGATGCTGATGATGTAACATACATTCGCCAGTTGCTCGGGGACTCAGAAGATACAGTAAAGACTGCAATAGATAATTACACAAAGAAGTCTGATTTTGATAATGGCATATCAGACTTGATAAACAATATTATGACTGGTGAGGATGATGTAGGTGAGTGGCAGTCATCTTTTGAAAGTATAGATGCAAGCATACTGCACACAACGGCAGAAAAAGATTCTCTTAAACTTAGAATGCAAACTGCTAGAGTTATTCAAGGAGTAAATTCATTAAGTGACTTATCATCTGGTGACTTAAATAATATCTCAACATACATACGAACTGGTGGTCAAGATGACCAAGGGCTAAGTCCTACTGAAAAAGAAACTATTGATGGCATCTTCTCATTTATAAACGACCAAAACAGAACTCGCATCCTTCAAGAGTTGAGCGGGCGTGAGGCTGATGAAAGAACCCGCGAAATACAAGAAGCGGAAGAGGCGCGTATAGCAAGAGAGCAGTATGATCTTGCACAAGAAGCTCGTTATGGCGGCGTTACAAAAACAAAGAAACACAGAGAAGCAATTGATGATGAACTGGCAAGAAAAGGAATAGACATTCTATCTCCAAATTCTGAGACTGATGAGTTCTATCAAATGATGTCAGTCACTATGTCAGAGAATTTATATCAAGCACTTAAAACGCTAGGTTCAGACGAAGGTTCATTCACTCAAGAGCAAGCAAATGTTTTGATGAACCACTATGCAAGGTTGCGCAACAGGTTAACGGCTGATGGTGTTGTTGATGGCTTGTATGGGCTAGAGCTAAACAAAGGTCTTCTTGATGACGCCTTGGCAATTAGAAACTTAGCAACAGGAAGTACAATTCCTATCTCTGGAATTATTCGTGACCTTAAAAAGAGAGCCGCAGATGGAGATTTAGAGGTTCTTTCTGAGTACAAAGGGTCAGGTGGAAATGTAGTTCAGAATTATCTAAGAAGTAAATACGACAACGATAAGATGATTGTTAAAGAGTTGTCACCTATTGTTGAGTATTATGCCAAAACTGGTCGCACACTAAATGACATTGATTCTCTTACAGATAATATTGTTGATACATTATACTTGAAGTCTGATTATATCGTTGATCCTTCAATGCCAGTTGGTTCTTTTTCTCGGTCAAGATTTGCGCTGGGCATTGTGTTCCCACAAGAGGAAGAAAGAAATGAGTTTATTAGATTAGTAAATCAAAACTTGCCAGAGGGTTATTCATTAGCAACTACAACTTCAGGAAAAACAAAAGAAGCTGAAGGTATGGAGCGACTAATTAGAGAACGTGTTGACCCAACAGTTGAAGGTAGAGAAGTTTACCTAATGCCATATGGTGTTACAAATGCACCTCAATACTATGCTTACTACAAAGAGCCACAAACAGGTGAGCTTAGACCTTTAATCTATGAGCGCACTGTATATGACCCTCGGACTATGAACCAAAGAGTTGAGCTTACATGGCCTATGTTTGACATGGATTTAACGGCAGATTTTCGTAGGAAGTCTGAAGCTGACAGAATTGCCAAGGAGCAAAATGCAGTTGAAAATCGTCAAGCACAGTTTGGCCCACTTAATGAGCCAGCTAAAGAATCAGCATATGGTCGCGCATTATCTCGGGGCATTCTAGGTGGATTTATTCGATGAAAAATGGATTAACAACGGTTCCTCAAATTGCTGCGTCTAGAGGCGCACAGCTTTCAGAATCCCCATCGTTCATGGATACTGTCGGCGCAACCCTGGCTTATCGTTACGATCCACTTATTGACTTTATTGAAGAGCAGTCTCGCTTTGGTACATACGATTTACCAGAAGAAGGGTTCTCTGCTTTAGAAAATATATCAGAGGACTTAAAACCATATTCTTCTACGCTTCTTCGAGCAACCAACCAAGAGCATCTTAACTTCTTAGAAACACAGATGCGTCAGTCTTTAGAGACAAGGCAAACGCTTGCTGAGTCGGGATTTGGTGCGCAGTTTGCTGCTGAGATATTTGATCCTATCAATTGGGTTGCCATTCCACTTAGCCGTGGTTTGTCTGTCAGCCGTGCAGCCCTTCAGTCTGGCACAGGAACCGCTGCTATTGTGGCAGGTCAGGAAGCATTACGTTATCCATTTGATCCGCTGGCAACACCAGAGGAAGCACAGTTTAGTATTGGTGCGTCATTTGTATTTGGTGGAATGCTTGGTGGATTAACTCGTGTTCCAGTGTCACGCCGTGCAAGAGCTATTCGTGAAGCTGAAACAGAAATACAAAACTTTAGACAAGCATTAGATTCAGATGATGCAAGCATTGCTCCTAGCATGTTTACTGATTCATGGCTGTATAAAGGCGTAACAACGCC